CTAATGTTCCCCGTTCCAACGATTGAGAACAAGGGCATTGCGTGGCCGGTGAATGTACCGGACCGTATTCGCGCTCACGGCGGCGGAAAGCGTGCACACGTAGCACCGGAATACCTAGAGCCAACATATGAACTAGGCCGGCTGCTCGGTTTCTATTTGGCAGAGGGCTGCATAACAAAGCAGGCGAAAGACGGTGAGCCGTGCGCCGTTGTTCTGTCTGTGCATGAGGATGTAGCAATACGAACAGCGGAGTGGCTGGATAAGTTCGCCGATTTCTTTTCTTCATATTCAGTTGCGCCACGAAAAGACAGCAAAACTGTAGCTGTGACCGTTTATGGCAGGTCATTTGCAAAGTTTGTTCTCAATCGTTGCGGCGAACTGGATGGCAAACGATTTCCGTCGGATTGGAAGCAATGCGGTGAAGAGTTCGCCAAAGGGATGATTCACGGCTATCTGTACGGCGATGGTCATTCATCAAAGCGCGCGTATGACCGGAGAATATCGGCGTCAAGCATCCGCCCGGCAATTACGATCGCGATGCGCGATGCATTGGCGTCATTGGGCTACGGCTGGCCAAGCGTTGAGTATTATCCCGAGCGCAAGCGCTACGGTAAGCCATGCCGTCCGGTCTGGATTTTGCGTTTAAGCGGTCAAGGTGTTGACAGGCTCTGCAGTGAAATGGGCTGGGAAATGCCCGAAAGAAAGCGCACTGGAAACTATGGCGATACTGTTGTTCAGGATGGTTACGCCTATGTGAAAATCGTGAGCATTGAGGACATCGGCGAAATCGACGTGATGGATTTCGAAATAGACCACGATGACCATTCTTATTGCACGGTCCATGCGGCTACACACAATAGCGAAGTTGCGTTCTGGCCTAATGCTCAGAACCATTCTGCCGGCATCCGCCAGGCAATTGCTCAAGTTGATGGAACAGAGGACATCCGCGAGAGCACGGCCAATGGCATCGGCAACGCTTTTCATGCTGAGTGGAAAGCCGCCGAGCGCGGTGACAGTGAATACGAGCCTATATTCATTCCTTGGTTCTGGCATGAAGAATACGAAACTAAGAGACCTAGTGATTGGTTTCCAAGTGAAGCGTGGGTTGAATATCAGAGGGCTTATGGCCTTACAGACGACCAACTCTATTGGGGATGGCTCAAGAATCGAGAGCTTGCAATCACCGCAGGCGGAACGCCAGACGAACCATGCTGGCAGTTCAAGCAGGAATACCCGGCCAATGCAGACGAAGCCTTCCAGACTTCAGGAGACGAAAGCTTTATCAAGCCCGAAGTCGTCCTCAGAGCCCGCAAAGCCAAGGCAAGTCCTTACGGTCCCATCATTCTCGGAGTGGACCCGGCAAGAGGCGGCGGCGACAAAACAGGTATCATCGACAGACAAGGCCGATTGATGGGCGCTAACGTCGCCAAAATCATCGACATGGATGATCTGATGGCCGTTGCTGGTGAAGTGCAGAAGATCGTCAAGGACATCAACCCGGCTAAGGTGGTTATTGACGTGACTGGCCTGGGTGCTGGTTTATACGATCGTCTCAAGGAAACCATCGGCGATAAAGTTGAAGGCGTTAACTTCGGTTCCAAGGCTTACGATCACGAAGCCTATGCCAACCGACGTACTGAGATGTGGGATGAGCTTCGGAAATGGTTCGATGATCCTGCAGGCGTTCAAGTCCCTGATCGCGATGACTTACAGGGTGATCTATGCGCGCCGGTTAGGGGCAAAGGCGCAACGCACTTCAAGTCAAACGGGCAATTGCAGCTCGAAAGCAAAGACCACATCAAGGAGCGGCTAACGCATTCGCCAGACTTAGGTGACGCAGCTGCTTTGACTTTCGGTATTGAAATAGATCCGGAAGCGACAAAGGTTGACGATCCGTACAGCGTAGGAATGAGTAACTCAGGCGGTTGGCTTAGCGGTTGAAGTACGACGAAAACCAACTCGGAATCCCTGAAAAGGGCGATGCGGCTCAGCTAATAGAGCAACTCCGAGATAACATCCAAAATGCATGGTCGCATGATCGGGATAATCGCCGCGATCAAGCGTCCGATATTGCGTTTTGTGCCGGCGATCAATGGCCTGAAGCAACTAGGCGGGAACGTGAAGACACGGGCCGGCCAATGCTCACGATCAACCGCCTTCCGCAGTTTATCCGGCAAGTCACCAACGACATTAGGCAAGCAGATCTGGCGATACCTTTATCGCTAGATCTGCTTGCCAGTCGATGAGGGTGCAGACGAGCAACTGACCGACGTCTACAACGGTTTGCTCAGGCAGATCCATTATCGCTCTAGCGCCCATCACGTCTACGCCACAGCCTGCGAACACCAGGCAACTGGCGGAATGGGCTGGTTCCGGATTGAAACGGACTACGAGGATGATTCAGCATTCAATCAAGAGATAAAGGTTGCACCAATCCGCAATCCTATGAGCGTGTATTGTGATCCTAGTTCAGTTCTACCAACCCGTGAAGATGCCCACTGGATTGCCGTTACTCAGCTGATGCCCAAAAAGGCATTCAAGCGGAAATATCCCAAGGCTCAAGAGGTCGAGCTGGAAGCACCAACGGAAGAGACTGAAAACCTACTGTTTTGGTCAACTTCTGACGACGTTCGCATTGCTGAATACTGGTGGAAGACGCCAATTGATGTTGATCTTGCCCTACTGGAAGACGGCTCGACTATCGATTTGACCGACATCAAAGAGGCAGAGCGTGCATTTTTGCCGATTGTGAAGACGAGGACGGCCAAATCCTACAAAGTGCAGTCTGCCATAGTCTCAGGTGCAGAAATCCTTGAGGGTCCGTTTGACTGGCCTGGAAAGCATATTCCGATTGTTGCCGTTGTTGGTGGTGAATTCCCTCTAGAGAGCAAAACATACCGATATGGGGTGGTGCGTTTTGCTCGCGATGCGCAACAGCTCTACAACTACGCTCGAACATCAATGGCTGAAATGATCGGGCTTGCTCCAAAAGCGCCGATTGTTGCAACTGCCAAGCAGATAGGGCCGTATCTGCAAGAGTGGAACCGCGCCGGTAAGCAACCTGTTCCATATCTGCGCTATGATCATGACCCTAATGCACCTGGAGCACCTCAACGGATCGCGCCGGTTCAAGCCTCAAGCGGTTTCATGGCTGAGGTGCAGCAAGCCGCCGAGGATATGAAGGCGACAACCGGCATTTATGACGCCGCGCTTGGAGCGCGCAGCAACGAAACGTCTGGACGGGCAATTCTCGCAAGAGATCATCAGGGCGACGTTGCAAACTATCATTTCATCGACAACCTGAAGCACTCGATGCAGTACGCCGGCAAAATCATTGTCGATCTAATCCCTAAAATCTACGACAACGAGCGCCTAGTCCGGTTGATGGGTGAAGACGACAGCGAAACGCCTGTGATGATTAATCAGGTGCTCTATGCCAACGACGGCATGCCTGTGATGGTCAACGATCTAAGCCGGGGCCGCTTCGATATCCGCGTTCAAATTGGCAAGAGCTACAGCACTAAGCGGCTTGAACAAGCTGATACGATGGTTGAGCTATCTAGAGCGCATCCAGGCATCATGCAGCTGGCCGGTGACTTGCTGGTTAAAGCTCTAGACGTGCCTGGTGGTGAAGAGATCGCCAAGCGCCTCAAGAGATCAATCCCGCCACACATTACAGCAGACAAAGATGCGCCGCCTCCTGGGCCGCCTGAGCCCGATCCTATGCAAGTTGCAGATATGGAGGCCAAGCTAGCCGAAAAAGCCGCTAAAACGGCTGAGACAGAGGCTAAGGCGCGCAAAACGAATATCGAGGCCGATCGTGCCGAGATAGAGGGGCAAATGCAGATTGCATCCATGTTCCCTAACGGGCTTCCACCCGTCTCTCAGTTCAGTGAGTAACACGCTAACAGCGAGCGCCTAGGCGCACTAAACCTTTCGAGGAAAAACAATGTCTAACGAGCAACTGCAACAGCAGTTAGAGCCCAATCTTGTTCCGGCTCTGAATATTCCAGTTGAGTCTGAGTCAGAAACGCCAGCAGAGGCGTCGGTTACACCGGAAGCCGAAACGCAACCTGAGAAAGCAGAGGATGCGCCGGTTCAGCAACAAGCTGATGACGAGCCA